TATGGGGCGTATAACGAAGCGGTTTTTCAATGGTGACGGATAAAATAGTGGAAGTTGTTTGTTTATAGGCAGTTACGGACGGAGGTCTGAAAGAGGTAAATAATTCGAAGCGGTTTTTCTGCTTTACATTGGCTTACATCGGCTTTACATTTCATGGTACATCATAGCCTATTCCGGCTCCACAGCTTTACATCGAGATGCTGATACCGCTTAATTTGGGGTTATGAGGCGATTTTCGTGGTCTGTGTCCGTTCCATTGGGGATGCCATGGCCATTTAACCAATGCGGAGGGCTCGACGGCTATGTGGCTGTTTTTGCGGCTTTTCTCATTTTACATTATTGATTTTCTTCCAAATAATAATTATTTAGTATATTTGCACTTGAAAATCATACGATATGGCGAAGGTTATCCACGTGCATTTGCTGCATAACATTGACGGATCGAGGCGAAAGGACTGGTATTTCAGCTCCATTTCGGCCGTTTACACAGTTCTGACGGCTGAACAGGTCGGAGCGACGAAAAACTACCTGCTGCACGCCGGATTGTCCGGAAACGGCACGGTATGCACGAAAAAGGCTATTATAAAGCAGTCTACGCTTATTTCAGGCGGTAGAAAGGCTGGTGATTAAACGATAAAGTAACGTCGTTAGAAAGGCTTTCGGACGTTATTTCCTTGAATGCTGAATGAGGGGGCATTACGCCCCCTTTTTTTGTGCCCATTTTGATTTAGGGTTACTCTTAGGGTTACTGTTTAGGGTTACCCCTTTATGAAGTTTAGGGTTACTTTTAGGGTTACTTTTCCGCTTTTCTGAGTGTATGCCCGAAGTAGGAAACTTAGACCGAAATGCAAACAAGTGCCGTTTTTCCACGTTTTCGGAGAGGAAAAACGACATTTATTAGGCGGTCACACCTTATTATATAAGAACATATATCTCTGACAGACAGTCATTTCTGTGAGTTTTTCCGTCTTTTCCAGGTGTAAAAGGGTGTGCGTGCGGCTTTGGCGTGTTCGCTGCGCAGGTATGTACATCATTCGAGGCGGACGAGACCGCGCACGAGGGCCACACCATAGAATTGACTTTTCGACAACTCGAATGGTTCATACTCCGTGTTGTCGGAAACGATGAGGACGTGATCATCGTCTGACCCGCGCCGAATGCGCTTGATGAGCGGCCCCTGCTTGGTATCAAGGACATAGGTTTTGTTCCACTGAAAGAACAAGTCTGTTAGTGGGACACGCTGGCAAGCCACAAGGTCCCCGGAGTAATATGTAGGCTGCATGGAGTCGCCTTTGACTTGTATTAGGAAGTCAGCACCTTTGAATGCCGGGATTACATATCGCTCACATTCATATTCCATTACAGACGTTTCACCTGTGAATGCACCTGCCATTGCACTCAATGGGATGAGAGGGATGCCTTCCTGACTGTTCTCTGGAACATGATGTGCTGGTTCAATCTGCCTTTGGCAACCTGCATTATCTTTAAGCATATCTCCCTTTCCTGTAATGAGCCACTCTATATTAACATCAGGGGCGTAGGCGAGAAATCTTGCTATGTTATCTTCGCTAATACCATTACTTTGCTGTAAAATACCCCTTGTAACACCCGATACTTTATAAAATTCGTAGGGTGTTACTCCTTTATTCGCTAAATAAAGCAAGATATTCTGCTTTATAGGCGATTTTTCTTGTTGTTTTTCTTGCATAGACGAGAAATCTTGTTTATATTTGCAGCGTGTTTAAGAAGTAAACAGCGGCCAAAGATACGAAATTGGCGCGAGATTAACGAATTTTAGAAATTAAAGAATATGAACGACGAAATCAAAGAGTGGAAAACGCAAAGCGTAAAGCACAAGGTTGCTCTGTTGCTGATAATGGATGGCATCAGCTTCAGATACAATGAAGACGACGGTATCGTGTTTGCCGCTCCGGAGTTTTATGTGGAGCGGATGAAGGAAAGACTGATGAACTGCTACGGATGTAGTTTGAAGCCCATTATCAACGAATATAAATAATTGCAGATATGACACAGAAAGAATTTGAAGAAAGAACTGGCATCAAGCCCACGATGGAGGATTTCGCCTACATCCATGACCTTTACATGAATACTTCGATGGACAAGGATGAGTTTTGCAAGGAATACATGAAGTCTGGCGACAACAAAATGGTGCGTGACTTGCACGCACGGTTGGTGAGTCGAAACCTTAAAAGTAGCCTGATGGAAAAGGCGGTGGATGGCATCATTGATTTCCTTATCGGCAAGTCGCGTGCGTATGGTGATACCGATTTTCGCAGGGAAGCGGTAAGGCTTGTGGGTGAGACAGAGGTTGTGAAACGTACCATCGAACAGGGATTACCTCTCTGGGAAGAAGATAGGAAACACATACTACAGGTGTTAGAAGAAGGCAAAAAGGTTGCCGGGTAACTGACAGCCCGGAAAGACGGGCAAGGGGCGGCTTGGACAGTGCGGCCGGAAAGTTGGTAAATCGAAAGTATGAAAGCGTCGAAAGCCGTTGGGGTTCGATTCCCCGCGCCCCACTATGTATGACATTAAAAAATCGAATTATGACAAAGACATTGGACAAAACAAGACAAGAGGAGCAGTTCAAGCAGAAGCTGCGCACCCTGATTGGCTGCGTGACCCACACGCAGAACATCGCAGACCAGGCGATGGCACTGGCCAGAGTCCTAATGACAGTGGCGGAGCAAAACGACTCAGATACTCTACGGGTGATAGAAAACCTGTCGTGCGTATGTGAGGAATTGTTGGAAGTTATATATGGAGAACTTAAAAAGGAGAAAAAATGAAAAAGCAGATTTTGACAGACAACGAAACAAAGACCTTCCTGATGAAGACTTTCAAGTGTTCACGTCAGGCTGTATGGCAGGCCTTGAATTTCAAGCGCGACAGTGACCAGGCTCGCCGGATTCGCCAGCTTGCCCTGAAGCGTGGCGGCAAGCTGACCGATGGGTACGTGCCGGAATGCGACACCGTGTTCAATGAATGTGAAAACACGATGGAGTGTACTTTTGGGCCAAGGGTAAAGATTGTATATGACCGCGAAACGGAAGAAACCCAAGTGTTTGTGGACGGACGGCTCAAAGACAGATACCAAGGGCTGGATATACCTGACTTTATGCAGCTGCAGAACGAAGTTGAGCAGATGGCAGCGGCCTTGTAAAGACGATAACACGATGGAGTACTACGGAAAGATATTGTGCATATCGCACCATGACCTGACTTGTGAACCGAATCCCATCATGTCGGATTCCAACTACAAGAAGCTGTCGGCAAATGGCAAAATCAACGTGGTACGTCAGGGGAAAGGACTTGGTAACTATGCCTTGGTAGAGGTGGCTACCCTCCCCATGCGATTTCAGGAAAAAATCAAGGAAAAATACGGAGATATGAAAGAGGACATTCTTAAGAACTGGTTCGGCAGTCACTTCCGTATCGATGCGAAGGCACGGGAATTCTACACTGCTTTCCGTTTCGAGAACGGCGACGCGCTGCCGCCGGAACACATACAGGAATACACAGTGAACGCATCGGTGATAGAGGCTGTGCTGGCAGTGATGGAGGACACTGTCCTGATGCGCAAGGCGATGAAGGGCGGTCCGGTGAATTGGGGTGAGATGGCCGGTGCCATCAGTTACTACCAGGCAGAGTTCGGTCACACACTTCCGGTGAGCGCCAACCGCTTCAAGCGTAAGGTGAGCGACTTCAGGACGAAAGGCTACGAAAGTCTAATCAGCGGAAAGTTCATGAACCAGAACCGCCGGAAGGTGACCTACGGCATCGAACGGTTGCTGCTCGCCATAGACGCGCAACCGGAACAGCCCTTCAACACGACGGTATGGGAACAATACAACATGTTCGTGGAGGGCGACCTGGAGTTGTATGATCCGGAGACCGGTGAATTGCTCAACCCGGATGACTTCACAGACAAGGATGGCAATCCGATAGTTCTGAGTCCGGCCACGGTGGCCAATTACCTGAACAACCCGAAGAACAAAGCCCTGCGTGCCAAGTTGCACATGAGCCAATGGGACTTCAACAACGCCTACCGTCCGTACCACCTGCGCCATGTCGGAGAATGGTCACTCAGCAAGATTTCGCTTGACGACCGTGACCTGCCTCGTCCGATGAAAGACGGTAACAGGGTGAAAGCCTATTACGCCTACGATGTTGTGAGCGGCGCGGTTGTCGGCTATGCCTACAACCGTCTTAAAACCGCCGAACTGTTCCTTGACTGTATGCGAAACATGTTCCAGACCCTTGACCGGAACGGCATGTACATCCCTGCCGAACTGGAGGTGGAGCACCACTTGGTCAGCGACTTCGCCGACGGTCTGATGCAGGCCGGCGTAGTGTTTCCTTTGATACGCTGGTGTAACCCCGGTAATTCACGCGAGAAACGCGCCGAACACTTCAACAGGGCGAAAAAGTACGGTGTGGAAAAGCGTACGCAGGTGGGCATCGGACGATGGTACGCCAAACTTGAAGCTAACCGCCCGAAGGAGGAGAAAGTGTACGATGAGAAGAACAACACCTACAAGGTGAAGAGCTATACCTACGACGAGCTTGTAGCTGATGACATACGCGCCATCGGCGAGTACAACAGTCAGCTTCACCCGAACCAGAAGAAATACCCCGGCATGACTCGGTGGGACGTGCTCTGCGCCCGTCAGAACCCGAATCTCGCACCCTGGGACAAAGCCGTGCTTTACCGTTACATCGGCTTCCGCACTGACACTACCATTCGCAACAACAGCTATTTCTCGGTGCAGTATAAGAACTTCAGCCTGCCCGATCCTGAAATCATAGTCAAGCTGGAGCCAAGAAACTATAAGGTGGAGGCCTATTATTTGCCCGATACGGACGGCAACATCGACGAGGTGTACATCTACCAGCACGGACGGTATATCGCCACCTGCAAGCCCGTAACACGCTATAACGAGGCGACAGCCGAACAGACCGAAGCCGACAAGGCCGCCTATACCGAACAGGCAAAATATGTAGCCAGATTTGACAAGATGATGAAGGACGGCAAGATAAGCCGGGTCGGCATCCTGGGCAAGGAGGAAACGAAGGAGATAACGGGCATAAAGGCCGAGGCGGTAGAGATGAAGCCACACACCGGGGAGGACGATTACTCCGCATACCTGGACGTGACGCATTACGAAACCGACGCGGTAGCCAAACTTTAACGACATTGGAAAGACATTAAAACAGCATTCAAAATGGAAATAACGAACGAAGTGAAACAACGGATTGCGGGGGCGATAGCCGCCGACCGTGAGAATTATCCCAGCGACAACCGCCACGCGACGGCATTGGGCATAGCGGCAAGTGTGTACAATGCCATCAAAAAAGGGAACTACGAGAGACAGGTGAGCGACGCCAATTGGGTGGGCATTGCCCGAAGGCTGGGTGTACAGTTGCGCACGGAAATGCCATGGACGGCCGCCAAGACCCCGACCTACGTGTTCATCAGCAAGCAGCTGGAAGCGTGCCAGGACAGCGGCCTGAGTGCCATCCTGTGCGACATGCCGAATATCGGTAAGACCTTCACGGCAAAGGCTTACGTGAAACAGCACAAGAACGCCGTGTACGTGGACTGTTCGCAGGTAAAGACCAAGCTGAAACTGATACGATATATCGCCAAGGAATTCGGCGTGGGCAGCTACGGACGTTATTCCGACGTGTACGAAGACCTTGTGGCCTACCTGCGCACGATAGACACTCCGCTTGTCGTGCTGGACGAGGCAGGTGACCTGCAGTATGAAGCCTTTCTCGAACTTAAAGCCTTGTGGAACGCTACAGAACGCTGCTGTGCCTGGTATATGATGGGTGCGGACGGCCTGAAGGAGAAAATCAACCGCGCCATCGAGGGCAAGAAGGTGGGTTATACCGAAATGCTGAGCCGTTACGGCGATACCTACAGCAAGGTAACTCCGGACGATGCACGGGAACGCGAGAAGTTCCTGAAGGCACAGGCTGCCATCGTAGCTAAGGTGAACGCCCCTGAAGGTTCGGACATAGCCCGGATAGTAAATGCTACGGGCGGAGGGCTCCGAAGGGTATATACGGAAATCGAAAAGCTGAGGAGGGTACAGGTATGAGACTGAAGAGGGCATATAGCCCCAAGGAAGTACTGAACATGAAGATACCACGCTATGAGTTTACCGGGCAGTGGCTTGCCTCCATCGGTAGGCCTGCCAGAAGCGGGGTGTGGATAATCTGGGGCGCAAGCGGGAACGGCAAGAGTTCCTTTGTGATGCAGCTGGCAAAGTATCTCTGCTCATTCGGCAAAGTTATTTACGACAGTCTGGAGGAAAGCACTGGACTTTCTTTCCAGATGTCGCTGAAGCGGCACAAGATGGACGAAGTACGCAAACGGCTGATTATCCTCGACCGCGAGCCGATGGAGCAGCTGGAGGAACGGCTGAAGCGCAGAGGCAGCCCCGGTGTGGTAATCATAGACAGCTTCCAGTATAGCGGCTTGAGCTATCCGAGTTACAAAGAATTCAAAGAACGCCACCCGAAAAAACTGTTCATATTCATCAGTCATGCCGAGGGCATGCACCCGGCAGGCAGGACAGCCCGGAAGGTGGAATATGACGCGGACGTGAAAATCATGGTGAGTTGCTTTAAGGCATGGTGCAAGAGCCGTTTTATGGAACATCCCGGCGAGCCATACGTGATATGGGAAGAGGGGGCATCCAAGGCATTGACAGACGATAAAATACAGGAAGATGGAATGGGAGAATAAATTGTACCAATTGCTTCTTTCCAAGGACGAGGCGGCCGAAGTGGCAAGAGATTGGGCGGACCGTAACATTGAAAGCGACCTCCGGCTGCGCAAGGCGAAGACCAGAGGGCATATAGTGATAGAAACGCGAGACGTGATGTTTGCCAGAAACATACTGTCATGGCATCCGTCGTGTAAGGTAAATATAAAAGATTTGTGACTATGGAACAAAAAGACGAAGAAAAGATCTGCTGCATTTGCGGTATGAAGTTTACCGGCTACGGTTACAATCCATACCCGGTAAAAGAAGATGGGAAATGCTGTCGTCAGTGCAATTACCAAGTGGTGGTACCCGAACGTTACAAAAGACATCTGGAATACCAAAAATTAAAAGATAATGAATAAGAAGGTTTACATCAGCGGTGCCATCGCGCACTATGATTTGCAGGAACGCAAGGAGGCTTTCGGACAGGCTGAGCGGTTCCTGAGTTTGAAAGGCTTCGACCCGGTAAACCCGTTCAAGAACGGTTTGCCGGAAGAGGCGCACTGGAGAGAGCACATGAGGGCGGACATAGCCTTACTGCTCGGATGTGATTATATCTACATGTTGAAAGACTGGGAATTGAGTAAAGGTGCGAAACTGGAGCTTGATGTGGCCAGTTCATGTGGCATAAAAGTATTGTTTGAAGTTGCGCTAAACATTTGAGGCATGGAAACGGAGCGTAATTATGCAAGGTTTTACGCCTTGCTGGGCAAATTGCCCGGAGCGGACAAGGAAACGCTGGTCTACCAGTTCACGAATGGGCGCACGTCGCACTTGCACCTCATGGATGAACGCGAGTACCGATCCATGTGCAACGAGATGCAGCGTGTGGCCGGATATGACGAACGGCGCGAGAAGTATCGCCGGGAAATGAGGCAAAAGCGGAGCGCGGTGCTTCACCAGATGCAACTGTTAGGTATAGATACGGCAGACTGGGGCAAGGTGGATGCCTACTGCCAGGACAAACGGATTGCCGGAAAAGCATTCCGGGAACTGGACGGAAACGAGTTGTATCTGCTGCTGAAGAAACTGCGTGCCATCAGACGTAAAAGAGAAACCGATAAAAAGTGATAATATGAAACAGGAACTAAGACAGACATTGAAACTCGTGCAGCAACAGATAACGGAAGCTACCGAGGGATATGAATGGGACGAACAGGCCGAGTTTTTCGGCGAGTTGGCCGACTGGGCATACGGACGGCATGAAATTTTGTCTGCGCCACCGGAAATGGAAATGCAGGACTATGAAGAAGAATACAGTGATTAATCCTAAAAACAAAAACAATGGAAAAAGACATTCAGAATGTGGACGTAAAGTCCCTGAGTAAGGAACAAAGGGCTGCTCTGCTGGCCCAGTTACAGCAGGAGGAGAAGGACGACCGTATCGCCCGGCGTGAAACCTATGAAGCCTTACGGGGTGAATTCATGCACGACGTAAAGGCCAAAGTGACCGGGCTCGTAACCGATGTGAAAGGTTTCCGCGATTGGCTGGAGAAAGAAACCGAAGGGTTCACGGCTGTCATGAAGGAGTACGGACAGGTGAAAAGTGACGACCAGCGCAGCTACACAATCACTGACGGTGATTTTCGGCTGGAAGTGAAAAGCAACAAAGTAAAAGGTTTCGACGAACGTGCAGACATGGCGGCCGAACGCCTGATAGACTACCTGAAACGCTACATGCAAAACAGCGAGAAGGGGGCCGATGATCCGATGTACCAGATGGCGATGACACTGTTGGAACGCAACAAGATGGGCGACTTGGACTACAAGAGCATCTCCAAACTCTATGAACTGGAGGATAAGTTCGACGAGGAGTATGCCGACATCATGCGGCTGTTCAAGGAGGCCAACGTGGTGCAGCGGAACGCCACCAATTACTACTTCTCACAGCGTAACCCTGAAAACGGCGTATGGACGCGGATAGAACCGAGTTTCTGCCGTCTGTAGGGAAAACTGTTGACCTCTTAAACGAGAAGCGTCGCAAATTGCATATTTGCGGCGCTTTTGTGTATAAAATAGCCTGAAATCAACTATCTTTGTATTAAGATATTATGTTATGGGAAAGGGCCGGGATAAACAACTGATAAAATTGCGTGACGAAACGTTGTGCCGCCGTTACTACTATTGGACGGAGATACAACGGTTGCGTTTCGACGATGCGCTGCGTGTATTGTCGGAACGCGAGTTCTTCATATCCGAAGAGCGTATCATGGCTATTATCCGGCGCAAATCCCGTGAAGGAACAGACAGGAATATCAAGCCTTTACCCAAAGTGAAGGTGCCCCGGCTGACAGCTTCCCAGCTTGAACTGTTCCCCGTTCTATGATTCCATTGCCGACTCGTCATGCAGCGTAAACGAGAAAGTGGACTCGAAAACTTTGATATACCCCGGCAGCGCATAGTCGCGGCTTTTCTCCCTGACAAGCGGCGAAACATTTTCCGAACACTCCAGGCATTGCAACACCTGATACAATTTGTTCGCCATCTGTTGGCGTTCACGTACTTTGTCATAGGTGCCGGATGCATAACTGGTATCGTTGTAGCAGTCTATGGCAAGCCGGACGGTGATGAGCGATTCGCTGTTCTGCGCCCCATAACCAAGGTCGTGCCAGTTTGAATCCGTGTTCCCGATCAGCACACAGGGGAACGTGACCGGATAGTGGTCTTCTTCCGCCCCCATTTCCAATTGACCGTAGTCCTCGTCGATAAGCGACAGTTCCGGCATTTCGCGGGCAATCTGCTCCATGATTGAAATAAAAATCTCTTCCATAATTTTATGAGTTTAAGATGTTTCTGATTTCCTTTTCTATTCTCTCGTTTATTTTGGCGGTAAGTTCCTCGCTTTCGCCCAGGAACTGCCTTTGCGGGATATGTATGTCCAGTTTCTTTTTCTTGGTGAGAGCAAGTCCTTTCCAGAATGAAGCCTGCGGGTTAGCTGTTTGTTGTTTTTTAGCCCGTTTCCGGCCTTTCTTTTGCCCTGTGGCGGCTTTTCTTGCATGACCCGAAGCCTTGTAGAACTTCGCCCAAGCGAAGCGTCTCATGCGGTCAGTCACGTTCACGGACACCGTACCGCCCCAGTTGTGTATAGGAGCATAAACAAGTTCGTTGGCAACGGTAACCCGGTAGTCTGCTGGTATGTACTTGATGGAACGGAACAAGTGATTACGGCGTGAGAACAACGGCCCGTAGTTGCTGGCCGCATCCTTGCCGCCCGACTGCTGTCTGCGGGTTTTCGGCCAAGGATGCAGGCCGCCGTTCACGAACCCGCCCTGCCGGAAGTTATCCTGGAAATGGTCTTTGGCCAATCGTCCGGCAATGACGGGCATCCGGCGACGCATGGCCGTATCCAGCTCCTTGCGTTTACGCTCTATCTGTTTCGCGAAATCTTTTATGAGCATAATTGTATTATTGGGTTTAAAATGCGCCAACCAGTTTTTTGAGTAATAAGTTGGTACATCGCAATTAAATTTGTATCTTTGCAACGGTTCATTCCCGCAAGGGTTTGGACCCCCTTCCGGCAGGTTTGGCTTACGTCAGGTCTGCCGGTCGTATTTTAAATCCGTTTTTCAACAGGACTTCACGGGTAATCATTATGTCTTTTCCGCCTCGAACCAATGTAACCGTCTCAATGTTTTCACTTCTACGGACACGGGAGCGCAAAGCAGCTGTAAGATCTTCCCACGAAATATCAGAATCTACCCACAGAACTATATTATTTGCCTGTTTTTTGGCATCCCTCAGCAAGTTGTCAATAGAACTCTTTGTCGGCGTAGAATTGACCTTGTATTCCTGTAATATCCCCAGTGTGTGGTTGTAACTGTCAGCAGACTTGTTATTATCCGGATTGTCAAGCAGGTCAATGAAATAATTGTGTTTCTCTGCCAGATAAGTCCCGATACGTATGTTCTCGGCCTTTTCGCGTTTGCCATGTCCTTCATGGATGCGCAGCCTTCCGGCCTTGACGGGCAATTCCCGGTAACGGCTTTCAGCTTCAATAAGTTTCTTCACGGCCTCTTCCGCTCCCGGATAAGCATGGGCTATGTACGGATGCTTGTCGGAAAACAGCCTGGCATCCTTCCCGGGATTGTTTTCAAGTCCGGGTTGCGGGGCATCCTTGCTTGTGGAACCGGGTACAGGTGTCGCCGGTTCATCCGTAGAGGACAGACCGCATTTGCAGTTCCACCGGTCACCGGGACGGTGCTCGCTCCAAAACGGGTCATCAATGGGGCGAACCGTTCCCCAGAATCTTTTATGGTCGGCCCCCGGATGTACGGAGGTGGACGGCGTCCAGCGTAAATTCGGCAGGATGTCTTTTTCACGCTCGAACTGCTGCCAGTCCGCAGCATGGTGGGCGCGTATGACCGCTGTATCGTATTCCGTCCGTAACCATGCGCCACACTGATGGGACGCAATGGGCATAACCTCTTTCTTCCATTGTTCGAACGGTTTTAGATTGCCGTCCGAATCCAACAGCAGACGCGCCATATCATTTTGCATACGGTGCACCTTGAACGCCGAGAACACACCATTATTCTGAAGTATGGCGTTCTTGAAATCCTCATCCGGATCATTGGTTTTCGACTCCCTGAATCCTTTCCGGGCCGCTTCATTCATCTTCGCCCAGATTTCATCGAACAGATTTACCTCAATATCCGTAGCCGGATGAAAGTCCTTGCTGTAAATGTTGAGAAGAGCCCGTCTGAGCACCTCGTCTGAAAATTCAACGCCGGTGGAAACCTCTCCGTCCTTAGCCCCGTAGAGTTCATCGACTACCAGTCTAAAGCTGCCCCGCCGTCTGACGGGGCTTTTCCGAAAAAACTTGCCAGCCAGTTTCGGAAGGATTTTTTCTGTGCCGGCGTGGGTTCCGGCTCCTTGCCGCTGTCGTCCTCGTCCGTATTCTTGTCATCCCCGTCCTGCTTGCGGATTTGCGCGGCAGCGGCCTCCTTCCTTATCCGTTCATCCTCCTGCTCCTTCTTCATCTGCTCGTAGTCGGCAGGTTTTTCAATACCGAACTCCTCGTACAGGTAATCGTCCGACACCGGCAGGTTGAAGCTCGTTTTCAGCTGGGTGAGGATATTGGTCTTTGAAGTGGGATCGATGTCCTTTTTCTCCGGAAAGCAGAACTCGCCGCCGGCCGTATTGATGCCGACGCGCGCGAATATGTCGGTCATGTCATAATTGAGCACGTCCAAGACATACCTCTTGTCTGCTTGGGCGACCTTGTCCTCCACCTTCTTGTGTACTGTTCCGAGTGCCTGTGTTCCTTTTTCTGAAGATTCCGTGGTCAACGTGTTGCCGAGCACAAGTTTTGAAATCTCGTTGTTGCACCGTTCGCAAAGCCGTTCGTACACATCCGCTGAACCTGTCTTGTTGCCGGCTTCAGTCAGCTTGAACTCCGTGTCCTTGGCGTGGAAGAACTGTGCGAGGCTTCCGGCATTGGCGGCGTCCTCCATCGCCCTTTGCCTGGACTCCTCGTCATCCGAATCGTAGATGTATTCCTGTATGGGCATGCCGAACACTTCGGAGAACTGTGACCAGTCACCCGTGGTATTCCTCTTGTAGATGACCCACGGTGCCGCTTTCGCCAGCAGTCCGAGGTCGTCCGGGCTGCCGACAAACAGCAAATCTGTATAATTGTCCCATGGAAGTCCTGTTATGTCTGTCTGATGGCGAAGGATCAGCTTCCTTACAGGGTCTACGTGCTTGCGTGGAATGAGGTCATAGTCAACCCATTCCCCGACCTTATAAAACTGGCAGAGCGTGAAGCCCCAAAACCTTGTATCTATGATGTCCCCCACAAGACTGTTGAACCACGGGGACCGTATCTGCTCGTTCACCGTTTTGTCAGGCCTTCCGTTTCGTCTGAATTCTATTTCGGAACACAATACCGCGTTCTTACGCTTTTCTATCACACATGAAAGATGCGTGTCCATAAGAACATCCGAATACAGGTCATACAACTTATAACGCCGCGGGAAGTCCACGTTCTCGGCGGCCCGTATGGCAGCCATGTAGTCCGCTATGTCCAGTCCGAAACGTTTGGGCTGCGTGAGCACGATGACGTTAGGCCGTTTCTGTCCGGGTACCATGAGGTTGCCACCTATGGTGATAATTCCCCGTTTGTTGCTGTTCTTTCTCTTGTTCATAACTTTACCAATGGTTTACTCTTTTAGGATTGCTTTGTATGCGGAACGAGGATTTGCCGGCCCGTTCCTCTTCCGGCAGCAGCGGTGCTCCCTCAATGGAGATTTCCTCGGTGGCCACCGCCTTCATCCATTCCACGGCCCGTTCATATCGGTCTTTCCGTATCTGGGAGAGCTTCTGCGGGTTGTGGATGCAGAAGATGTGGTAGACGGCAATGTCGATGACCATCATCAGCACGAGCTGGTTCCGGCTTGTCCCGGTGGCTGAAAAGATTTTGTCGCAGTCATACCGTTTCGACAGGTAACACCTCATTTCGGCGATGGCTCTGTCCTCGCACACTTCGATGACGGTTTCGTCCTCCCTTACAAGCGCGTCCAGAATATCGCGGTGGATGCTTGCGTCATAGTCTGTTAGTTCTACAAATTGGCTCATAGTTGAAATTAAAAGTGAATAATGAATAAGTCACATCCTGCGTTTGTTGCGCCCCCGCAGGTCTTTGCGTGTCTTGAACACCGGCGGTTCCGCCTTGCGCATCAGTTCATCGATGATGCGGTTGCCGCCCTCGACGGCATCCGGGCCGTCTGCCGGATAGCGCAGAGAAAGCGTGAACAGTTTGAACTGGTCTTCCAACTCTTTCATGTGCGGGTTGTCCTTTTCCGCTTCATTGAGGATGAGGTTACCTTCCCTGTTGAGCGGTTCCAGATTGGCTTCTATACGTGTGGCCTTGTCCGTCTTTTTCTCCTCGTCACCCCGGATGTAGAGCGCAATCTTATGCTCTTTGCGTACTTTAGCCACCAGCGGCTTGAACACCTGCTGGAAGAACGGGTCTTGCAGCTTGTTGTTCTCCATGTAGCAATAGACCGTGGACTTCCCGTTCACGAATTCCAGCATTTTGACATACCATCCGATGAATTCCGCGTTCAATGCTTGGGCGAGGAAAGTCTTGATGACATAGAGCCGTCCTCCAATTTTGCCGAGCAATGAAACTGTCTTGAAGGACTTGCCTTTCTTGCCTTTGCTTTCGCCCGGCGCAGGGTCGCCGTATGCGACGAGGAATTTGAACTTCGACAAAGGAGGAACCTTGCCGTAGGTGATGTTCTCAAAGACCTCGCCGACAGAAACCGGGTTGTTGAAGTATTCTCCCTGCACCGCCTTGGTGGATATTTTGGCGAGCGTGCGGTCGATGTGTTCCTCCGAATTCTTTTCCGGCCAGGTGGAATGCCCGTTCTTGTCACGTATATTCACGATGTCCCAATGGTCGGCCATGCTTCCGGCCCGTACCACGCAGCAGTCCTTGGCGATGATGTTTCCGCAGAAGATGATAAGCGTCGCCTCCGAAACGGAACGTGTCGGATATAGCGCATTTTCCCACCAGTCCCAGCGTTTCTGTATGATGTCCGGATTCTTGGTGTCCTCATCCGTGTCGAAGTCGTCCACGAGCAGCACGTCCGGACGGATGGCCTCATTGCGGGAACCGCGCGGCGACTGTCCTGCACCGAGTGCTCTGAAGGCCACGCCTCCCTTTGTGATGAACTCGTCCTCCGTCCACGAACCGGGTGCTTCCTGTTTCCCGTAGTAGGCTTCTATACGTCCGTTCGCTTCCAGGTTGGCCCTGTAGGGAGCCAGCAGTCTGACCGCGTTGTCCTTGCTGTTGGAAGTCATGATGACATTCTTTTTCCGTCCGGTCAGCGTGACGTACATGACAACGAACATGGTGACCGTTGACTTGGCAAGCTCACGGCTCCAGGACAGCACCTCGAACCATTCATCATGGGCAAGGATACGCTGTATGGCGCGTTTCTGGAACCCGGCGAACTCATACTTGGCGTAGTTGGGAAAAAAGAACTTTATCCATTCCACCGGATGCCGTTCAAGGTACAGACGATGCTTTTCCCTGTCCTGGACGGACATGGACTTGTCAACCGGTGTGGCCCTTGCAATGTCTTCCTTGAACTTCTCCCAATCCAAGAGTGCTATTTTATCAGCCTGTTTCATGTGCAGTCACGTTTATAGTTTGTCCTTGATGTAAGCGTCCGCCAGTTTTGTCAGTTCCTTCGCTTTGTCGAGGTCAAGCGGGCGGAGCCATTCGATGAAACCGGTGAGCACACTGATGATGTCGGCAATGCCTGTTTCCTGCTCCATGTTTCGGATGGATGCCGACAGCTTGCCGAGTATGTCCGCTTCCTTTGAATTAGGGTAGCGCTCTCCCTCGGCACGTGTCGAGATGGCTCTGTTGATCTCCGCCACTTGCCTGTACAGGTTGGCCACTTGCTCCTGTCTTGTAAGCGTGAGTCCGGCTTTCTGTTCTTCCCACTTCCCGGCGCGTACCCAATTCGACACCGTCACGCGCGACACTCCCACACGGTCGGCTATTTCCTGCTGCGTGAGGTTCTCGCGCAGGTATAAGGTCTTTGCCCATTCCTTTTTCTGGGCGTTGGTCAAATCTGCTGCCATATTCCTGTTTTTCAGTTATGATTCTTAGTGCAAAATTGCTACAAAAAGCCCGCTTTACGAAAAGCCGTCCGCATGATGATGCCCTATGCCGTTATCATAACGCCATAGTCCGCCATGATAAAAACGCGGTTTCCATACTCCGTTGATTTATTGCATTTTTGCACCATGAATCGCGGGCAAACCGCAGTAATGACAATAGTATAATGAGCAAGTTTTTCAACATACAGACGGACAGTAACGGTGTGGGCACCATCTTCCTCTATGGTGACATTGGTGACTATTATGACGTGCAGAGCGGGCGTGTTGCCAAGGAACTGATGGAGGCGGAAAAGGTGAACAGGCGTGTCAATGTGCGTATCAATAGTAACGGAGGCGAAGTGTATTGCGGCATCGCCATCTATAATGCCCTGAAGAACAGTAAAGCGGACGTGCATATCTATGTGGACGGCATTGCGGCCAGCATGGCCAGCGTAATCGCCTTGTGCGGCAAGCCCGTTGAGATGAGCAAGTATGCCCGCCTGATGCTGCACAGCGTCAGCGGCGGTTGTTACGGCAACAAGAAGGACATGCAGAAGTGCATTGAAGAGATAGAGAGCCTGGAAGACAGCCTGGGCGACATCTACGCGGCACGTTTGGGCATGACCAAGGAAGAAGTGAAAGCGGCTTATTTTGACGGTGAAGACCACTGGCTCACCGCGGACGAGGCCCTGCGCCTCGGTTTTATCGATGGCATCTATGATGCGGAGCCTGTACCGGAGGACAGCACCCCGGAACAGATCTACACTTTATTCAATAACCGGCTCATTGAGCCACAAAACAAGGACAGAATGAATCTTGAGGAAATTAGGAAGCATCCCTCGTTCAAGGACTGCAAGAGCGAGGAAGAGGTGATTGCCCAGGCCCAGGCCTATGCACAGGAAGCGGGCCGTGCCGGCAGTTTGGCAAAAGAGAACGCCTCCCTGAAGGCGCGAGTGAAGGAGTTCGAGGACAAGGCGGCCGCTGACGAGGAGGCTGCACGGAAAGCCCTGCTTGACGCGGCCGAGGCCGACGGGCGCATCAATGCCGAGACACGTCCCATGTACGAGAATATCCTGAAGGCAAGCCCCGAAGAAGGCAAGAAGGTGTTGGCTTCTTTGGCCCCGAAGCGCAAGGTCATGGAGGACATCAAGGTGGAACCGGGCGGAGAGAGTCCCTGGAACAAGCGTATGCGAGAAATCAAAGACAAACTTAACAAGTAAGAGACATGGCAATAGTAGTAAAGAACACCAATTACAACGGCGAGGTACTGGAGCAGCTTCTGACACTCGCCGCCACCGGCAACGAGATTGTTGAAAAAGGGCTGATCATGGTCATCCCTGGTGTGGAGAAGAAAATCAGCCTGCCCCGCCTGAAAAGCGGCAAGATGCTACAAAAACGCAAGGAGAACCCCGGTGTGGAGGATTCGAAAGGTAACTTCAACTATGATGAAAAGAGCCTTGACCCGAAAGACTTCATGGCCTTCACCGTGTTCAATCCCCGTGCTTTCGAAAGCATCTGGCGCAAGTGGCAGCCGAAAGGAAACCTCGTATTCGCCCAGTTGCCGCCCGAAGCGCAGAACGCTCTATTGGCAGAATTGGCCAAACAGGTGCAGTTCGAGCTGGGCAACCATTACATTAACGGCATATACGGTGATGACGATGATCACTTGTTCAACGGCATCCTCACCCAGATGGCCAAGGACACGGAACTCATCATCGTGGACAGCGATGAGGAAACTATGCTTGGCAAACTGAAGGCTGTACGCACTGCCATACCCAAAGCCATCCGCAACAATCCGAACTTGCGCATCATCATGAGCATTGACGATTTCGACAAGTACGATGACGAACTGACCGAGCGCGAGGCAAAGAATGCAAGCGAGACAGACGTGAATGCAAAACGTTACAAGGGTATCACCATTGAGACGTTGGCCGCATGGCCTGACGGGCTGATTGTTGCTACGCTATGCTCAATGGGTGCAGACGGCAATCTGTTCGCGGCTGTCAATCTGCAGGATGATGAGAATGTCATTCAGATAGATAAAATTTCCAATGCCAGCGAGCTGTATTTCTTCAAGATGCTGATGAAAGCAGATACCAACATCGCTTTTGGCGAGGAAACTGTCGTTTTAGACAGCCGGGACACGCCTGTATTCAAGCCATCGGCAAAGACCATCTCGGCCGATCCGATGACGGTGACCATTCCGGCAGAAGGTGGCAGCAAGGAGGTGACTATAACAGCCAGCGGTGAATATACGGTGGGAGCTGCTCCATCCGGATTCGAAGTGGAAGAGACCGAAACGGGTGTGACTATTTCTGCGGAAGCCAATGAGACCGGCGAGGCAAAGAGCGGCACATTGACTATAACTTTGGATTCCGACAGTTCAAAGACTGCTAAGATAACCATTTCCCAGGCTAAACAGGAGTAATCTATGGCATCTTTGAAATATCTGGTCATTCATTGCACCGCCACGCCGGAAGGGCGTGAGGTAAGCTCGGCTGACATCCGCCGCTGGCATACCGATCCTGTAGCCAAAGGTGGACGGGGTTGGAAACAGGTGGGATACACCGACCTGTTCCACCTCAACGGCGGTGTGGAGCGCATGGTAGACAACAACGAAGACGCGCAGGTGGATCCCTGGGAGATTACTAACGGAGCCAAAGGGTATAACGGCATATCCCGGCACATCGTGTATGTCGGCGGCGTGGCAGCCGATGGCAAGACACCCAAGGACACCCGCACCGGTTGCCAGAAGAAAGCGCTTGAACGCTATGTGAAGGACTTTCACCGGCGTTTTCCCGACGTGAAAATCGTCGGCCATAACGAACTGGCTGCCAAAGCCTGTCCATCCTTCGACGTGCAGGCATGGCTCAAATCAATAGGCATTAACCAATAAAATGAAATGTGAAATGAAAAAGCTGATTTTGTTTTTCGCGCTGGTACTGGCATCCGTATCAGCCGTATTCGCCCAAACCGGCGATATCTCCCAAAGTACCGATTATGACGGCATGATAGCCACCTTTGCCGGGTTTGCCGGTTGTGTGGTATTGCTGACGGAAGGCATCAAGGCCCTGTTCCCGAAAATGGAAGGACTTGTGACGCAGATAGTAAGCTGGACGGTCGGCCTGGTGGCAGCCATGCTGTTGTGGTGGCTGGATGCAGGATTTGTGGCCGATGTGGAATGGTATATTGCCTTGCTTTATGGCTTTGGAGCCTCGCTTGTGGCAAACGGAATCGCTGATACAGGACTGGTGCAATGGCTTATAGGTCTGATAACCAAAAGAACCGGGTCAAAGTCATAAGCAAGGCATCAAATAAGTAATCTCATGGAACTCAGTGAAATTCTCAATTTCGTGCTGGGTGGCAGCCTACTGGCGACCGTTGTTGGCATTGTGACGCTCCGCGCGACGGTGCGCAAGGCCAATGCGGAAGCCGAGAAGGCGAAAGCGGATGCCGAAACCGTGCGGATTGACAACGCTGAGCATGCCACCCGGATACTTGTGGACAATATAGTAGAACCCTTAAAGGATGAACTCAATGCGACAAGGAAAGACCTTCAAGCCACCAAACGCGAGATGGCCCGTCTTCGCAAGGCTATTGATACTGCCAACAGTTGCAAGCATCATGATGATTGCCCTGTGCTTCGCGGGATGCGCGAGCACGCGAAAGACAACACAGGAAGTGACCCGGACGGAAACGGTCCGGAACAGGGTGGACAGCACGAAGACAGAAGTCCTCCTGGTACGGACGGAGACGGTGCCGAAGTCGGAAGTGAGACTGGCGATACCGGCTGACAGCCTTCTGAGGCTTCCGCCGCTGGCCTCATACAACGGCAAGAGCGGTCAGGCTAATGTTTCGGTAAGCCGTGACAGGGACGTAATCACCGTGTATGCGAGCTGTGACAGTCTGCAGCTTCTGGTAGAGTATTATGAGCGGACATCCTCCGTCTGGCAGGAACGCTACGAGGAGATGGCCGGCCTGTACGAAGAAGAAATAAAACAGCGTTCGAATCCCGTTAAAACATTCTTCTGCGGCTTTGGGATTGGAATACTGCTAAGTGTGTTGACAACAATCATAATAATCATCATTCTAAAACGAAAAGAAAATGGCAAGTAAGAAATTCATATACGGTATAGCCGTGGTAAAGTTTAACAGCAAGGAAATAGGCTATATAGAGAAGGGAAGCTGGGACTGGGGCGGCACGAAGCCTGAGGTCACGGACATCGAGGCGGAACAGGTGCCCGACGCGCCGGTGCTTAGTATTCCAAACAAGAATGCGACTATTGCGCCGACATTCAATCTTATTCAACTGGACTACGAGAACATACAGGCTGTGATGGGCGGAACGCTGGTGGGTACTTCGGGCAGTTATACCGGCTGGAAAGCGCCGACCTCTCTTGTACAGCTCCGCGGTCCGTGGGAGATAGACTTCGTGAGCGGCCAGAAGATGACGATACCGAACGGCACCATCATGGCCAACTTGGGCGGCAAGCTGACTCTTACGGAAGTGTCGAAACTGGAATGCCAGCTGAAGGTGAACAAGCCGGAAGAGACAGACGCCGCTCCTTTCGAGGTCAACGATATTCAGTCAGAGTAACGTATGGACAAGGCAACGGAACGTCTGGTACAAGCCGAGGGGACGGCCGCCCTGTTGGACAGGGGCGTGTCCGTCCCCTTGAAGGAAGTGCGCGTCCCTTTTCGGAAGACTCCTCTGAAGCTGCGTGTCGTTATGCGTCGTCCCCACTTGAGTGGACTGATGCGACTGGCGAAGGTGTACTTGTCGCTGGGTGTGACGGCGGCGGAGATGGAGAAATTTACAAAAGAAGAGGAGATGACCTTCATCGCCACACACGGCAAGGCCGTAAGTCGGATGATTGCCTATACGCTGTGCCGCGGCTGGTGGAGCCGCCATCTGCTGGTCGGTTTTACCACCTGGTGGGTGCGCAACTTCATGGAAGATGCCTATATGTATGCGGCGATGCGCAACTTCGTGCTTCTGCTGGGAACGGAGGCTTTTACGCCTATTATCAGATCAGCCGAGAGGACGAATCCGATGAGGCTGAGACTGAGCCAAGGAAAGAAGAAGGGGAGTTAAAGACAGTCTATGAGCCGTCCCATAGCCCCTTCGGCTTTGTCTGGCAGATTGCAAACGCGACGGGATGGAGCGTGAGCTACATTCTGGAGGGCGTAAACTACCAGACATTGATTATGATGCTTGCCGATGCTCCGCGCTATGTCCGTAAGAAAAAGGAGGAGAAAAGCGCGGAGGACGAGGCTAATGAAATTGTAGGATTTTTCCAGAGCAACTTGAAGAAATAACATGGCAACAAAACCGGTAGAAATAGAGATACTGATGCGCGACCGTCTGAGCAGCGGTCTTGACAAGGCTGGGCACAAGGTAGACGAGCTGAGGACGAAGACCACGGGCGCGTCAGCGGAGATGGAACGCCTGGACAGACAGGCTGAATCCGTCCGCAGCACCGTGTCAAAAATCGCCGGGGCGTTTGCAGTGAAAGAACTCGTCAGTAACATCGTCAAAGTACGCGGCGAGTTCCAGCAATTGGAGGCTTCCTTCAACACGATGCTTGGCAGCGAGGAGAAAGCCGATGCCCTGATGCAGCAACTTATCCGTACCGCCGCCACGACCCCGCTTGACCTTCAGGGCGTGGCAAATGGGGCACGCCAGTTGCTGGCTTACGGCGAGGATGTGGAGAATGTCAATGACGACCTCATCCGCCTGGGCAACATTGCGGCCGGGCTGAACCAGCCCTTGAACGACCTGGTGTACTTGTACGGTACAACCATGACACAGGGCAGGCTGTACACCCAAGACTACAACCAGTTCGTGGGCCGCGGCATCCCCCTCGGCCGGGAACTGGCGAACGTCCTCGGTGTGGCCGAGGGCAAGGTGCGCGAAATGGTGGAGGCCGGCAAGGTCGGATTCCCTGAAGTTCAGCAGGCCCTGCAGAACCTCACCAATGAGGGAGGCATGTTCTATAATCTCATGGAGGAGCAATCCAGGACCATCACCGGGCGCATCAGCAACATCGAGGACAGCATCAGCATGATGATGAACGAAATCGGCCAGCAGTCAGAAGGCATCATCAATGGCTCGTTGGATGCAGTTGCTTACCTGGTCGATCACTACGAACAGGTGGGCCGCGTGCTGCTCGGTCTGGTAGGAACCTATGGCGTTTACAAAACTGCCGTAATGGCTGTCACTGCCATGCAGGCTCTTCAGACTGCAGGTGTCGGTGCATTGACTGTGGCCGAAACCCTGCACTATGGCTGGCTGGTCATCGTGGAAAAGGCACAAAAGATGCTTAATGCCACTATGCTTGCCAATCCCTATGTGCTGGTGGCCACGCTGATTGCCGGTGTGGTGGCCGCGATGGTGTCGATGAAGACCGAGACCGAACGGTTGAAGGAAGCTGAAGAAGAATACCAGGCCGCCAAGCAGAAGACCATCGAGGCTGAGGAAGAACACCGGCGCAGGCTGGAGGAACTCTGCGGCGTGGCCGGCGATGAGAGCCTGGCCACAGACACCCGGCGCGAAGCTCTGAACAGACTCGAGCAGAAATACCCGGACATTTTCGCAAAGTACGACACCGAATATGACAAGCTGAAGAACATCAAGCGCATCAAGGAGGAAATCGCCGAACTGGAAGCCGGACAATCCATCACACGGACCCGGAACGAGCTGGACAGCGTGAATGCCCGTATTTTGGAATTGGAACGGAAACAGGCTGACGTGCATTATACGACATATAATACATCAGCCGGCCCTTATACCGTGAAGACGGGAGGTCTAAGTTCAACAGAAGAGGCAGAACTTAAAAATCTCTATAACAAGCGTAAGAGTCTGTCCGAACAGGCGCGCAAGGAACAGGCCAACGACTACTTCGAGAACCTGACGGGCATCAGCAACGACACGCTGGAGGAGCAGATCCGGCAGCGTGAGAACCTGCTGGCCCGAATGACGACCCAGCAGAAGAAGTACGGCACAATCACTAATGGAAATGCAAACCTGACAGGTACATACAGCCGCGACGAGCTCCAGTACCAGCTCAACAAGCTGAATGCCGAGAAGAACCGCCGCAACCTGAAGCGCGACTCCAGCGCGGACTGGGGCGCACAGGCGCGGAAGGAATACGAGCAGGCACTGAAAGCCTACAACGACTTTCTGGCCGACACCTCCAACAGCCTGACACAGGAGGATTATGAGAAGAAGGCCAAGGAACTGAAGGACGCTCTGAGTCTGGCCAAGAAGGAATACGACAAGTACAAGCCCGGCGAGAACAAGGATGCCGAAAGCGAGCGCAAGGCGGCTGACAAGGCCGAACGTGAAGCAGAAAAGCGCAGGCAGGCACAGCAGAAACTCGATGACGACCTGAACGCCCTGCAGCAGCAGAACCAACAGGAAGAACTCGACCTGATGGAGGAAGGTACGGAAAAGAAGCTGGCGCAGATAGATGCCGACTATGACAAACGGAAAGCCGAAATCGAAAAGAAGGCACGTGAGCTGGCCGACACCAACCGGAAGGCAGGTATAACCGGGACGAACGCTTCAGGGTTGACGGAAGAACAGCAGGCTGAGATTGACCGTGCCAACGGACTGAATGATGAGAGCCGCCGGAAACAGACCGTTGAAGCGTATGAAGCCGAGGCACAGTCCATGCGCGAATACCTGAAACAGTACGGCACCTACCAGCAGCAGAAACTTGCCATTGCCCAGGAATACGCCGAGAAAATACGCAAGGCGCAGGATGAAGGTGAGCGCAGGACGCTGGAGAGACAGCGTGACATGGAAACTTCGCAGCTTGATGTCTCTTACCTGCGGCAATCAATAGACTGGACGACTGTGTTCGGGGAATTTGGCGGTATGTTCGCGGATGTGGTGAAACCTGTCCTCGAACAGGCAAAAGAGTATATGCGCAGCGATGAGTTCAAACAGCTGGATGCTTCCAGCCAGAGTGACATCGTGGCCGCTGTCCGTCAGATGGAACTTTCTTCCGGTGGTGCCGGAAAGGTCGGCTTCGGCCAGTTGGGCCGTGAAATCGAGGATTACCGCCAGTCCATGCTTGCCCTGAACGAGGCGAAAGCAGCCGAGACTGAGGCTTTGGAACAACTCGCCAAAGCCCAGGAAGATTATGAGAAAGCCCTGCGTGACGGTTCGGATGCCGAGGCGGAAGCTGCCCGTAGAGCAAGAGATACTGCACAGGAGAATGCCGATGCCGCTTCTGAAAACACCCGGAAACAGGAAGAAACAGTCAATCAGAATCGGGAAATCGTAACTGATACGGCTTCCGCCCTGAGCGCCAACATGGAAAACGTGACGCAGGGACTGCAGAAACTCGCCTCTGCGGGCATCAAGAATGCCTATGACGGCCTGCTTCAGTTGGGCAAGGGTGCGGGAGGTACAATGGGCAAGATAGCCGAAAGCCTGGAAAAGGTGCCCATAGTCGGGTGGATCATTTCCATTATTGACGTCTTCAAGGATGGCTTGAGCAACTTCATCGGTCCGCTTCTCGACAGTGTGTTCAATGCAGTATCCGGCATTCTGGACGACATTCTGTCCGGGGACGTGTTTGTCACGCTGTTCAAATCCGTCCGGTCGGGAATCAGCAACATATTGAATGCCGTCTCTTTCGGTGGTTTTGACAAATTGGTGGACAAGATAAACGGCAGTAATGCGGCTGAGGTACAGGCATCCATCGACCGGTTGACCGACCGGAACGAATCCCTCCAGCAAAGCATTGAAGACCTGACTGACACGATAAAGGGCGGCGAAGGAACCCGGAGTGTAGCTGCTTATCAGCAGGCTTACGACTATCAGGCGGAAACGAACCAGAATTACCTGGACATTGCCAAGGAACAGGCCGGCTACCATGGCTCACACCACTCTTGGAACTACTATTGGGGTGGTTTCTCCGCGGACCAGATAGCCAAACTGAGTGAGCAGATCGGACGGCAGTGGGACGGCAGCTTGTGGAGCCTGTCCCCTGAGGAAATGAAAATCCTGCGCTCGAACGTGGATATGTGGAAACAGATACAGGACACGGGCAAGGGAGGCTACGGCGGACGGCTGACGGAAAAACTGGACGACTACATAGACCAGGCCGGCAAGCTGGAAGAGTTGGAAGAGCAGCTTAACGAGAGTCTGACACAGGTCTCTTTCGACAGCCTGTATGACAGTTTCATCGACACGCTGATGGATATGGATGCGAGCGCAGAGGAAATAGCCGGTAATGTCAGCGAATATTTTATGCAGGCCATTCTGAGTAACCAGATCGGCGAGAAATACAAGGAACGGCTGAAAGCATGGTATGATGACTTCGCCGACGCCATGAAGGACAATGAATTGAGCGAGGAGGAAATCGGGTCGCTGACGGCAAGTTACCAGAATATCGTGGAAGAGGCCGTGGCCCTTCGCGACAAGTTGGCCGAAGCGACCGGCTATACCAGTGACAGTGAGGGAACATCGCAGAGTGGCAAGGCCGGCACCTATACGGCCATGAGTCAGGAACAGGGCACGAAGCTCGAAGGACTGTGGACCACAAGCGCAATGCACCTGTCGAGCATGGATGAACAGATGCAGGACGTGAGCCAGCAGATGGGCTCGGCGGTGGACAGCCTGCGCCGCATCGAGGAGAATACCGGAAACAGCGCGAAACACTTGGGCGAAATCAAGGAGGACATAAAAAAGATAATCAGGGACGGACTTAAAATGAAGTGACTATGGCAATGGACGCGATACTCGGAGGAAAGGTGCTCATCAACGGCACGGATATCTGGAAGGCATACGGCGCCTTCCTGGTGGAAAAGAAATCGGGAGACCGGAACAACCTGAAGGCCATCATGTCCCCGGCGAAAACGAAAGCCCATGTAGCGGTGGACATCCGGGAGGAGAACGGCGAGAAATACTCGTCCGTGCTGGACGTAAAGAACCAGGCGCGGGACGTGAAGCTGTACTTTGCGCTGTACGCTGATACACGGGAGAAATGGCTGTCGCAGTACAAGGCTTTCATCGCGTTCCTGAAACAGGGTGATGACGGCTGGCTGGACATCAGTTTTCCGGATCTGGATATGACATTACATGTATTCTGCAAGGAATCGAGTGATTACGAGCCGCTGACCTACCTCTGGCAGGTAGGGAAACAGGCCAGCCGGTTTTATGTGACCTTCAGGGAACCATCACCGGCCATCTGAAAGACGTTAGAACGCAGCTAGAACGGCATTATGATAACAATATACGGAAGCGACGGCACAGCCAAGACACAGGTACCCTGCGACGACAATTCAACGCAGGCGAAGGAGTTGCAGGGTGACAACGTGCTCACCCTGAGCTTTACTTTGTACGAGCACATCGCACTGGAGGTGAACGACTATACCGACTTCCAGGGAGAGCGATACTGGCTCATGGAACAGTACAAGCCGGAACAGGTGTCGGAGCAGGAATGGAAATACGACGTAAAACTGTACGGTGTAGAAAGCCTGCTGAAACGTTTCCTCGTACTTAACGATACGGACGGTGCAGACGAGCCTGTATTCACATTGACCGCCCCGCCGAGGGAGCATGTGGCCTTGATTGTAAGAAGCATCAATAACGGAATGGACAACACCACCGACTGGAAGGTCGGCACAGTGGAAGGCACGGACAACATTGTCATTGACTATGAAGGCAAATATTGTGACGAGGCGCTGAAGGAAGTGGCCGAGAAAGCCGGGAACCGTGCCGAATGGTGGTGCGAGGGACAGACCGTAAACGTGTGCCGGTGCGAGCATGGCGAAGAGGTGACGCTGTCCTACGGCAAGGGGCTGACAGGCCTGGAATGCGACATGGCCGACAACGCCAAGTTCTACACCCGTCTGTACCCTGTAGGCAGCAACAAGAACATCGACCCTGAAAAATACGGGCACAGCCGTCTTCAACTGCCCGGTGGCGTGAAGCACGTGGACGTGAACGTGGAGAAGTATGGCGTATGGCACCACTACGAAGCTGACGCCTTTTCCGACATCTATCCCAAACGTATCGGCACGGTAAGCTCGGTGCGCAGCGAAGAAGTGAAGGACGAGGACGGCAACCCGTTCACGATATTCTACTTCAAGGACAACAGCCTGGGGTTTGATCCGAACAGCTACGAGATCGGCGGAAAGGTGAAACGCATATCTTTCCAGGAGGGCTCGGAACTGGCGGGACTTGGCGACGAGGAGGACGGCACCTACTATTTCGAGGCCAATTACAATAGCGACACACACGAGTTTGAATTGATAACAATATGGCCGTATGACGACGATACGCAGCTTCCGAACGACACGCTGGCACCGAAGGCCGGTGACAAGTACATCCTGTGGAACATCCGGATGCCGGATGAGTACTATCCGTTGGCCGAGCAGGAATTCAAGGAGGCGGTGGACCAATACAATGAGGAGCACGCCATCGACGTGAGCCGTTACAAGGCACCGACTGACCATGTGTACATAGAAGAACATGCCATCGACCTGTATGTGGGTCGGCGCGTCCGGTTGGAAAGCGACAAGTACTTTCCGGAAACCGGTTTTCGGAGCAGCCGTATTACCAAGGTCACACGGAAGGTGAACCTTCCCTCGCAGATGGACCTCGAGATAAGCGACGCGACCAGCACCGGCGCAATGGAAACCATCAATGACAGCATCAGCGACGCAAAGAACTACGTGAAGGCGGCCACGGCAGGGAGCTTCCCCGACCTGATACGCAGCTGGGACAACACTTATCCGACGGACAACAATGTGTTTTCGGCACGCCGGACGCTGAAGGAAGCCCTGAGCCGGCTGCGCGAGGACACGGCACAGGAAAAAATCCATTTTCTGAAAGGTGCGGACTTCGGGAACTATAAGACCGGAGAAAGCGGCTCGGCTGTGGATGGAGACGGCAACGCAGAATGGCTGACCGCCGTTATCCGCGAGTTGCTGCGGTCAGTGAAGTTTGTAGACGGTATGACCGGTGAAGGCTGGCAGCTGTGGATGGACGCCTTGACAGGGCTGAGCAACCTGACCATCGACAAGGTGACTATCCGGCAGACACTGGTTGCCCTGGAACTGCTGATAGAAAAGGTGCGCAGTGTCGGTGGCCAACTGGTGGTCAGCGCGGCCAACGGCAAAATAAAGACCGTCACGAAAGACGGTGACAATTACAAGATCACCTTCGAGCAGGACAACGAGTTTGCGGCGCACGACCTGATGCGTTGTGCCGAGTTCACGGGTACCTCATTGCGTGGCTATTGGGTGGAAGTTTCAGCCTCGGACAGCAACGATGTCACCGTACCCGTGAGTGAGTTCGGCGGCGTGGAACCCAAGGCGGGCGATGAATGTGTGCTGATGGGCAACACGCAGAACCGGCTTCGCCAGAACCTCATCTCCATTGCAGCCACCGAAGACGGTCAGCCGCGGGTGGACGTCCTGGACGGCGTAAGTGCCAAGAACTTCAACGGCTGTCTGAGGGTAAGGCTTGGCAACCTGGACGGAATCAGCGACAGCCGGTTCCCGGCCGACAACCAGCCCCACGGTAACGGCCTGTACGGCGACAACGTCTATCTGATGGGCACGTTCGTGCTGACTACGGGCGAGGACATCCTGACCCGGTTTGAGATAACGGAAGGCAAGATAGAGGCGGCAGTGGAAGGGCTGCGCAAGGACTTCACGGAAGACAGAAGCTATCTGGACAACGCCTCATTCGGTGACGGCATGAACAAATGGGACACGGAGAATGAGGCAACCTTCTTCCTGTTGGGCAACAAGTGGATATGGGCAAATGGTGCCCCACTGTCCGATAAGACCAATTATGCCGCCGTCAAGACGGATGACGGACGTACTACGGTATATATCCGGAACAAATATATATTGCAAAAGCATGAGAACTTCCGCTTTATCCCCGACTATACCGCGGTGAACGACGAGGGCCAGAAGAAGCCGGAGGCGGTGTACTTGAGTTTCTTCTACCGCGTGGTAAAAGCCGGGCGGATGACTATCAAGTTCGAAGGACTGGATAAAACAGGTTTCGAGAACTTCAACGAGTTCAGTTACGATAGTGAACTGGACGTGACGGACGGCTACCAGGTGTTCAACCACTCCGGCCTGTGGAACGGCACGGGCGACTTCAAGCTGGCGTTCACGGGCGAGATATACCTGTACATGTTGGTGCTGAGCACCGACCGCGCCGAAGCCCTGGCCTACAAATACAAGACCCTGTTCGAGCAGTCCGAGAAACTGGTGAAGATAGCGGCGGCAAACTTCGATAAGGACGGCAACGTCATCGAAAGTTCGCAAATCGTCACTAAGGCCGACATGAACCTGATAGCCTCCGGCCTGTTCGATGAAAACGGACAGCTCGTTTCCGGTGCCGGGCTGATAACCAAAAAGGACATGTCCGGACTTTTTGCTATAGATGAGAACGGCAACCTGAAATCTTTTGTTGGTGCAAGTACGGAGGGGGTAAAGATAAAGGCATCAAGCATCAGCCTTGAAGGAGTCGTGACCGCCAACAGCTATTTCAAGATTCTTGCGGACGGTTCTTTCGAGGCCAATGTCGGCCGCATTGGCGGGTTTGAGATTGCGAACGGACGCATCGGCTCTGCTGCCACAGCATCGGGCGGTGGCGGTTCACTGGCCATATATGACGACTTCATCCGTGTGGGCGGAAGCGACGGCTATGTGATGTTCGGTGAAGATGTGATACCGACAAGTGCCGGAGGCGCTTTTACGGCTGCGGGCCGCATCGTGAACAATCATCCGAACACGTTCGGCAGCTATGGCTTTGATCAGGCTAATTACGGCCTGTTCATCAATGTGAGTGGAGGCACGAAAAACTATGGAATCTATTCCGACGCTGCGCTTGTGGCCCCGTCATTCATCAACACGAAAGCCAAGATGCTGACCCTGACGGGAAACGGTTATACGGTGGATTTCTCGCAGAACAATATCATCCTGCTGTATTACAATGACCCCAACTATGCCAAGGTGGAGGTAACATTGCCAATAGAAAGCAGTGTCGCACGACAATTCGGAATGTCTTCCTTGCCGAATGATTTTGCGGCAATCGTGGTTTTCCGTGTGCGTACAGGTTCCAAGAACATCATACTAAAAGGAATATATAACAACAACGAATCCAGCCAGGATTATGAAATGGCACCGGGAGATTCCATAATCGTCCTGATCACTAAGGTGGACGGATTCAGGTATCAAATATTGAATTACTCAAGTTAGAATACAATATGGTGAAATTGAATTTTCAACGGTTTTCTGTTCCGACAGGGATAGACAAAATGAACAAGCAGGTAGGCGACGCAAGGGAAAGTTTCGCCAACTTGATTTATTTACATGTAAATGGCATCCGCGCCCATGCGCTGGCAATGAAGATTTATCAGAGCAATGGCGAGACTGAGTATTCCCAGGATGAGGTAAGGTTGATAAAAGAGGTTGCGGAAAGAATGTGTACACCCAACTTTATAGATGGGTTAAATGAACAACTGGAAGGAGGAAAAAATGAAAGTGATTTACAATCGGTCAATCCCATTTAGGGGGTACAAGTGTATAAACCTTTTCGGCGTGATTTTTGTCCGCAAAGGCTGCATGATGTCGGATACGGATTACAACCATGAAGCCATCCATACAGTCCAAATGAAAGAGCTGCTTTATGTGCCGTTCTACCTGCTCTATGTGCTGGAGTGGCTGTGGCATCTGGCACGGTTGCGCGACACGAAAGCTGCCTACCGCGCCGTCAGCTTCGAGCGGGAGGCCTATGACCACCAGTCCGATGCGGACTACCTGAAAACAAGAAAGAAGTTCAACCAATATAAAAAGCGATAATATGGCCATATCACAGGAAGATATACAGCAGGTGCTCAACGCAATCAAGGCGGAGAGCCAGGGCGTGCAGGAACTGGAAACGGTATCCTCACTGAACGGGGTGAACTCCCTGCCCGGTGTAAAAGGGGATGAACTGGTCAACGTGCCCATTTCGTTGTTGCAAAAGCCGGCGACGGATGCGGCCGCCACCGCCAATGCCGCCGCGCAGACAGCCAACTCGGCAGCCCAGTCCGCCAATTCTGCGGCAGACGCGGCAACGGACGCCAAGAACGCAGCCAATTCAGCAGCCGCGACAGCCAATGAGGCGGCGGGCAAGGCGCAACAGGCTGCCGTTCAATATGAAACAACAGCCAAGGCCGCCCAAAACGGAGCGTCTGCCCGTTTTACGGAGTTCGTTGAAACCGGAACCATTCAGGCCCTTTCTACAGTTCAGGAAGGTGGAATAATCGTATATGTGAAAAGCCAGAAGCAGTTTGCATACAGCGTAGGCGGAAAATTCTACAATAACTGGACTGTAACGGGTGTGCCTTCTGCGGATTTGTTCCTGGACAATACGCGGTCAGCCATACTGAAAGACAAAACTTATATCTGCGGCGACACGTTGTATGTGTGGAGCGACGAAGAAGACGACCTGGTAAAGGCCAGCGGTGGCGGTTCCGGCAGCGGATTTTACAATGTGACACAGCTGCACCCTCTTGCGGCGGGCTACTACACGAAAGAAACGGCCGTGGCGGCCCTGGCCGATGCGGACATAGACGATGACAGCAAGCCCGGCATGGTGATTACCTTCGAGGCATCGGCGGGAAAGTGGCTGGACTACCGCTTCGAGGGCACGGACATATCGTCATTCCTGACGGCCACGGCTTGGAACCGATACGGCGGCGGTGACGCGATCAAGACCATCAAGGTGACGAAGGGCACCGCGAGTGAAGACCTCAGCCCCAACGAGCAGGGTGAGGTGAGCCTGGACATACCGGTAGTGGAAGTGGACCAGGCCGTGAACGAGAACTCCACGAATCCGGTGAGCGGCAAGGGCGTGGCGGCGAAGATTAACGAGAAGGCTTCTACTTACGGAACCGCTCTTCAGTTGAACGAAATCGGCGAAGGCTCGGACAAGGCCTATTCCCTGAGCCTCCTGAATGAAGCCGGAGAGGTCATCAGCACGAGCGACATGTTCACCGGTGGTGGCGGCGGAACCGTGGCGACGACAAAGGTCGTACTGACACGTGTCACTCCGAACAAGACCGTCAAGAGCGGCGACGAAGTGAAACTGACCTACACTTATGACCAGACAGACACCACGACGGGCGAAAGCACTGGAAACCCGGCAAAGGTGACCGTGACCGTCACACAAGGAGCGAACACCAACACCATCACCGGCAACATTTCCGCGGGCAGTACCAATACGGTGGATGTCACGAAATACATGGGCGTGGGTACCAACACGGTGCGTGTACGTGTGGAAGTCGGCGAAGGAGCGGAGATGCAGGTCGCCCAGGTGACCTGGAGCATCAACGTGGTGCAGCTCACCTTGAGCAGTTCCTTCAGCATATCCACCGCTGTAACACGCGGCCAGACACTCAGCATACCCTATGCCCTGAGCGGCGCGGGCACGAAGACACTGCGCTGCTACGTGGACGGCACCGATACGGAGGACCGGAGCGTCACCAGCTCGACGGCAAACGGCAGTTTCAGCATACCGACCACGAATCTGGCGCACGGCACCCACACGGTGCAGCTCGTAGTGGAACTGGAACTGTCGGACGGAAGTACCATCAAATCCAACAGCATTCTCTTTGCCGTCGGTGTCCGGGAAGCCGGAAACAACACGCCTGTAATATCCGCAAGGTTTGACTATGCGGACGGGGCTGTGATAGAAAAAGGAAGCGCTCCCTACATACAGACAAAACAATACGACAGCTACGTCCTGCAATACGCCGCCTACAATCCAAGGGAGACCCCGACGCGGGCGGATGTTTATGTGGGGAGTACACTGGTCTCGTCTGCCAGTGTGCCGTTCACGGCGCAGAGCCTGACGCTACGTGCATCGAACTACGGCGAGGAACAGTGCAAGATTGTGGTGGGCGCGACGACGTTCAACTTCCGGATCATCGCGGAAAAGAGCGACCTGAACATCAGCGAGCCGACAGACGGCCTGACGCTGAAGCTGACAGCACAAGGCCGGAGCAACAGCGACGTGAACCGTGAGGAATGGAGTTATAACGGCATTAAAACCGTATTCGAAGGGTTCAAGTGGGGCGGTGACGGCTGGACAGGCGAAGCGTTGCGCCTGACTGACACTGCCAGGGCCACCGTGCAGCACCGTCCGCTTGAACAGCCGGAACAGAACGTCACAGGTGCGATGGCATTCATCGTCAAGTACAAGGTGAGCGAGGTGGTGGATGAGGATGCGGAAGTCATCAAGTGTGTGGATGCGGAAGGCACGGGCTTTGTAATCACGGCTCAGGAAGCGCGCATGGTGACACGCGGCAAAAGCGAGTTGTCAATGAAAATGGCGGCCGGCGAGGTCTATGAAGTGGCATTCGTTTCTTTTCCGAAGAGTGTCGACGGCTCATCAGACTATGAGAAGCTGAATTCTGAAATGGTATACCTGTACATCAACGGCATCATGTCAGGCTCCGTCCAGCGTGCGACATCCGACAGCATCTACCAGACAAATCCCGCCTGCATAGAAATGGGCTCTGACGGCGCGACTACGGACGTTTACCTGATGCGTGCCTATGACACCTACCTGAGCGATTCACAAGTACTGGAGACCTATATGATAGACCAGGACAGCGCGGACGGCATGATGGCGCTGTACGAAAGCAACAACGTGATTGACGAGAACGGCAACGTGACGGTAGACAGCGTGCCGGACGGCATGAGGTACATCATTATCACGGGACGCCAGGACAACGGCGTGGCCACCGTCTTGCAGGCGGCGGTCAATAATGACAAGGACCCGAAATACGATGTGGACGAGATGCTCTGCGTGGTAAAGGGCAATCAGGCGTTGAACTTCCGCTGTGTGGGCGGCTGCATCCGTCTGCAGGGTACAAGTTCGCTGGCTTATCCCATCAAGAACTACCGCATCTACTTCAAGAACGCCTCGAAAGTGGCGGGTCAGCTCTATCTGGGCTGTGACGAGCAGGGCGTAGGCGGCGAGCTGCAGGAAAAGGCGGAATACTCATTCCGTCCGTCCGGCAGCGCGCAGAAGCAGGCTGCCCCTGTGGACTGTTTTTGCCTGAAGGCCGACTTTGCCGAATCCTCTTCCTCCCACAACACCGGTATGGCCAAACTGGTGCAGAACATACTGACCGCCGCCGGGGAGCTTACACCGCCGCAGGCGCACTGTGATGAAAGTTACCAATATGACGTGCGCACGACCGTTGACGGTGAGCCATGCTATCTGTTCTACCGCGGTACCGTGGACGAGACACCGCAGTTCCTTGGAAAATTCAACTTCAACAATGACAAGTCAACGGAGGCGGTGTTCGGCTTCCTGGACATCCCCGGCTATCACGACCAGGAATGGGTAAATACCAAATTCAGCGGTCAGAACCCGACAGAGTGCTGGGAGTTCCTTAACAACGATTACGCGATGGGCATGTTTCTGGACGATGACTTCACGACAAAGGGCGATGACGGTACGCCGAACTGGATGAAGGTGTTCGAGGCGAGATTCCCGGACGATGACGACCTCAACGCCCAGTATGAGGCAGGCACGAAGATACCGGAGAACCTGCAGAGGGTGGTTTCATGGGTAAAGAGCACACAGAACAACGGTGCGAAATTCAAGGCAGAGCTGGCCGACTATTTCGACGTGGACTATTTGTGCGATTACTATATGTTTACAGACATCATGGGATGTGTGGACCAGCGTGTAAAGAACATGATGATGGCGTTTTGGTACGATCCGGACAAGGACAAGACGCTGGCCTATATGATATTCTACGACTGCGACACCATCCTCGGCGTGCGCAATGACGGTCGTCTGAAGTATTCCTGGGATGTGGACGAAAATACGACTGACCCGGAGCTTTCAACGGAAGACAAGACCGTGTATGCCTATGCCGGACATGACAGCGTCCTCTGGAAGAACCTGCGCGAGCAGTTCCCGGACGAACTCGCGGCCGCCTACAAAAGAATCAGGGAGCGCATGAGCAACAGTACCATTTTCGCGATGTTCGATGACGAGCAGTCGGCCAAGTTCTGCGAGCGCATATACAACCTGGATGCCCAGAACAAATATGTGGAACCGAAGACATTGGGCGTGGAAGTGAACCAGAACGGAGCTGTGAGCAACGTGAAATACTCGTATCTCGAAGCCATGCAGGGAAACCGTAAGGCGCACCGTCATTGGTGGGTAACAAACCGTATGGGCCTGTTCGACGCAAGATACAGCGCAGGACAGTACACAGCTACCGACATCTCCTTCAAGGGCAACAGTGCAGCCGGGGCGACTGTACGTGCTACTCCTGCGCGTGACTATTATTTTGAATTCCGGCGCGAGGGGGACACGATGACACATGACTCCGTGAAGAAAGATCAGGAATGGAGCTATACCTACGGACAAATGGCGAACATCGGTACAATCTTCCATCTATATGGTGGCGAATGGATGAAGAAGCTTGACCTGGGCGACTGGGGCGGCTTTACGGACATGTCACTGCCGAATCTGCCCGTGCTTGAAGAGCTGATACTTGGCAACAGCGGCAACACGTATGCCCTGACAGAGCTGGTTCTTGGCACGAAGATACCGATGCTGTGCAAGCTGGAAGTGGTCAACTACACCAACCTTCCGAGCCTTGACCTGAGCGGCTGTAACCGTCTGGAGGAAGTGAACGCGGCCGGCTGTACGGCATTGAGCACCATTACCTTTGCGGAAGGCGCGGCGGTGAACAAGCTGCACCTGCCGGCGAACTTCCAGACACTCATCCTCCGCTCGATGCAATACCTCAAATGGAGTACGATAACCTTCGACAACAAATCAAATCTGACGGGTATCTGGATAGAAAACTGCGCATTGATAGACGGGCTGTCCGTATTCAAAGAACTGTTTGCGCTCAAGGGCAAGCTGAAGTACGTGCGCATTACCGGGCTGGAGCTTGAGGGTGACGGCAGCGACCTGCAGCAATGGTACGACGCCGGTTTGGGCGGTATCGATGCAAGCGGCAACACCACGAATACCCGCTGCAAGCTTGTGGGTACGTACCGGCTGACGAAGTATCTGGACGATGAAACATTTAACAAATACGTTGAGCGCTTTGATGAACTGAACATCCGGCAACCGCAGTACACCATGATCGAGTTCGACGATACGGTCAGCGATGACGCGAACATCAGCAACCCGGACAATGAGACCGGTTACAAGTATGGCAATGCCTACGCGCCGAGCGGCCACATCACAGCCATCCTGAGCCAAAGGCACAGAGTCCTGGCCAAAGTGACGAAGAAGCCCACGACTCGAACAATCAACATTGCAAATGTGGAGACGACGGCTAACAATTTTGACGGTGAGATGACCTATTATCCGCTGGACGACTCGGACAGCAACAAGTACGCCGACGGTACGATGGCGAAGCTGGACGGCACGGAAGGCGACTGGATGATGTACGAGCCCTTCTTCTGGAGCAAGGGAATAAACGACTACTTCGGTGGCAAGCACTACAGCTGCTATAGTTCCAACGGGCCTGACGACATGCCTGACGTGCCGACGGCCACCGTGCTCACCTTGGAAGACATCAAGGGCAGCGGCGGATACCAGTCAGGGCGCAAGCTGATGACGGGTAAGGGAAGCCTTGAGAATGCCTACAGTACGGACAGCACTTACTCCGTGTGCAAGGTGGATGTATCCGGCTACAAGCGCGTCAGGTTCCCAAGCGTGCCGGGAAGCAACCTGGTAGGTTCCCTGTTCACGGACGCAGACGGTAGCATTTTGGAGGAAATCATCGTGCCGACGCTGAACAGCCGCTTCGAGGCCGGCATGTACCTGATAAAGGACGTTCCGGATGGTGCCGCGTTCCTGTACTTCTCTATCCTGAACACGGCCGAATTCGACAAGGTAGTACTGAGCAATAGTGACAAGATAGAAGACATGGAACCCGACTGGGTGACCAACGACGAACACTTGTGCGCGGTGGTGGGCAGCAGCATAGTCGGCTCGAAGCTGCGCGCCTGCATCACCGGCGGCAGTACGGCCGCGAGCCTGTCCTGGACGGACTTCCACTATTACAGCCAGCAGCGTGGCATGCAGCAGATCGACGCGCTGATGCACTTCCGTATCGCCAACCTGTTCTACGCCAAGTATGGGCGCAGGGACAGCCAGGAGCAGTGTGGCGCCGGCCAGCACACAAACATGCGCGTGACGGGCGGTACCGCCGGGCACGGCATGACAGACACCATCGGCTACGAGGAAGCGTCGAATATAAACCCGAATGTGACGAACTCTCTTGTGGACAACCTTGTTCATCAGTACGCCTGGTACAAGGGCGAGGACGACTACGGCGAGGCCACCGTGACGCAGGTGAACAACACCAGCTGCTTAGGTTACGAGGACATTTTCGGTAACAAGTACGACATGATGGACTGGGTAGACCTCCCCAACGACAGCGGGAACAGTGGCAAGTGGCGCATCTGGCTGCCTGACGGCACACAAGTGATGATCAAGGGCATGACCAGCAGCGGATGGTGGATAACCGCCGTGGCCCACGGCAAGTACATGGCCGTGGTGCCGGTCGGCAGCGTGAACAGCTCGTCCTCGACCAACTATTGCGACATGTATTACATATCCACCTCAGCAGTCCGTGTGGTCTATCGCGGGCACAACAATGCGAATGCGAATGGCGGCGTGTCGAATGCGAATGCGAATAACGATGCCTCGAATACGAACACGAATGTCGGCTCGCGTCTGGAAATCAAAG